TACTATTGGGAGAATATGACCAACTAGTTGAAGACATAGAAGGTAGAGATGTAATTTTAACTAAAAAATTAAAAAAAGCACAATTGTCTTGTGATGTGTTAAATGGAAAAATTGTTTCAGTTGAGATTATTAACCCAGGATTTGGTTATAAAATAGCTCCTAGCGTTTCAATTATCAACAACAACGAAGCTAGGATTAAAACATCAATTGATGAAAACGGACAAGTTATCTCTGCTGAGATTATTGAACCCGGATATGGATTTGTAACTCCTCCGTTATTGTTGGTAAGACCATACACTGTAATTGTGTTAGCTGATATAAGTTTTCCAGGTAAGTGGACTCAATATTCTTGGTCAGGTGTTACATGGGATAGAATTCACACTCAACGATTTGACACTACTAGATATTGGAAATACATTGATTGGAAAGCTGAAACATTTAATGAATTAAAACCGGTGTTTGCTACTGTAGACGAGTTATACCAACTAGACACATTGAATTCGACGCTGGGTGATTATATTAAAGTTAAAAATGCCGGCGACAACAGGTATATTACTTTAGAAAAAATAGATAGCAGTGTAGAAGTCGGCACATTTGACAAAAATTATAATATTGTTTACAGCGAAAATGGTACTATACAGATATTAGATTCTATATGGAATACAAGTAGCGCACAGTTGGGTTTTGACGAAGTGGCAACATTTGATCAGACATTGTACAGCGAAACGTCTGAGGTTGAATTAGCCAACATACTTAAAACAATCAGGGAAGATATATTTACTGGTACTTTAAGATTATATTGGAACCAGTTGTTTTTTAAATGTGTAAAATATGCAATAACTGAACAGAGGTTCTTAGATTGGGCATTTAAAACATCTTTTATTAATGTAAGAAATATTGCCGGAGTATTAGATCAAAGAACCACATATAGATTCCAAGATAGCCAGTGGTATGAAGATTACTTAAATGAAGTCAAACCATTCCGTACTAAAATTAGGAACTATCAGCTAAATTATCAGATTGGAAAATTAAATAAAGCATTTGAAGAAACTAAAACTTACAATACTGATTTTGATCTCCCAGTTAGCTATGATCCTGCTAATAAAGTATTTGAAGTAATTAATATTGACAATGATAAAATTAATCAGTATCCTTATAAGAGTTGGCTAGACAATTATACATGCGGAGTAGAAAATATAATTTTATCTAGTCACGGTGCTGGCTATAGAACAGTTCCGGTTATAGAAATTATTCCTGCATTTGGTGATACCGGATCCGGAGCTACCGCTAAGGCATATATAGGCTTAGGAAAAATAACTGAAATAGAAATTACAAATGTAGGAACTGGATATACTAAAACTCCCACACTATTAATTAATGGTGGAGGAGATGGCGAGCTAGTTCCTGCGGTTGCTTACGCACAGTTGGGCAATAATAAAGTTCGTTCTAATTTTATCGGTATTAAGTTTGATAGAATTTCTGTTAATACCTCAACATACTCCATAACATCTAATACATTTACAGATGATATAATAGCAACAGGTAGTGATTTTGTATACCAGTTAACATGGAACAGTACTGTTGACAAAAATTATATTACTGTTAAACTTGACGGAATATTAGTTCTTCACACTGACTACGAAATTTTATCTGAAGTGGATACCTCATTCGGATACCATAAACGTATTAGCAAAATATCATTAGCTGATATACCTAAGAAGGGTCAGGTGATAACAGTAATTTATAGTAAGAATATTAATCTTTACAGCGCATCTGAAAGAATTAGAGATTACTATAACCCTGGATATGGAATGCCCGGAAATGAATTAGCACAACTGATGTCTGGTGCCGAGTATCCCGGAGTAAAAATTGAAACCGTACCATTCTCTGATTCAGCAGGATGGGATGCGTTGCCATTCTTTGACTCTGCATGGGATTCAAATGTTGTTACTTCTAAAGTAGAAACGGTTCTCACAAGATTTGTTAATGCTTCTATTAATACTGCATCTGTTGCTTCTGTAACAGGAATGACAGTTGGTCAAACAATTGTGGTGCGAGATGTATTGCCAATACCAACTGCTATTGCCGCCATTAATCTTTCTACAGGAACCTACAGTTCATTAACTGCAACTTCTGTTGCAACTTATATTGTTACTGCTAGCGGAGTAACAACTTACGTGGCGTTAACAGCAACATGGACAACTGCAACTTCGTTTAATACAGGCACCGGAGCAATATTTACAATTGCCAGACAAGATTTTACTAACGGGTATGTTGCTAGTATAGTTAATTCTGGACAAGACTACGACGAAGGAACTGAATTAACTATTACAGGAAATCGACTAGGCGGAATAACACCAGAGAACGATCTTATTATTCGAGTAGTAGGCACTGGTGGAATAGGAGAGATTTCAACCTTTGTTATAGATCAAGGAGTAACATCAGTAACATCGGGTACGGTGTTCCAAGTTAACAGATACAACGCTGATTATGATGTTATTGCACTAACAACTGGTACAGGATATACAACTAGTACAGCCTTTACTATTAATGGAAATTTACTAGGAGGAACACCCGACAATGATATTATTCTTCAAGTAACTGACATTACAAAAATAGCAGATAAGATTACTCCAAATGGAATAACACCAAGTGTGTCGACTAGTACAGTAAATGCCTATAATAACTTACAAATTAATAGAGCATATATTCAGGCAGAAGCTGTAGAATATTTTGAAGTTAACAAACCGTCTGAATTTGTATACGACCAGGCAATATGGTATCGAGATGTTGGGTTTATAATTGATAGCATTAGTTATGATTTATTATATGGCGGGAATCTTCAAGCAATTGAAAGCGGATTGTATTACTATAATTTTAGCGGAGGCTCAACAACATTGCCTGGCCAACAGGCACAGTCTGTGGTTGCATATAATTATATTAGATCTATATTGCCTGATATTATTGAAGGTATTAATATAACATCTTATCAGGCAGTAGCACAGCAGTATATTGACGGTCCTACTGGTTCTTCTGCTAATTTTGGTCCAGCACAATCTAAAATTGATATAATTACAGATATTATTACTAATGGTACTGCTGTAGCAAATCCTCGTGAGGCAATTAGTTTAGCACGTACTATTAATACAGATATAATTAATGCAGCCACTATGATTCATATGAATCGTGCATTTATTGTTGCTGAAGTTGATGCTTGGATTGCCGACCAAAAGTTACTTAACATTTACCCATTTTTTCCTAATTTTACATATGATACTCGTAGATTTAATAGAGATGTGGGATTAATAGTTGATGCAATTGTACAAGACTTATTAATGGAGGAGGAAACCCAGTCAACATTTGTGGGTATTCAATATTGGTCTCAAACAAGTTATGTAGATGCATTTGCTACTCAAGCACTATTGACCATCAGAACGTTAAACAATTATGTTTCTGGTCTTGCACAAAAAATAGTAGCAAATGATAGTACAGGTACTCGTTATCAATCTATTGTAAATCAGAATACAACTACCTATTTGCCTGCCACAATAACTGAACAATCATTTATTGCTAACGAGTTTTCATTGATAACTTATATTTTAGGCTCTGGTGGAAAAATTGGTGGCGAAATTATTTCTTATACCTCAACAGGAACAGCACTGGCTGGTGTAAATGCAAGATTTGATGTTACTAAATCGAACGGAATATATTCTTTGCAACTTACCAATAGTAATACAAGCACAGGTTATAATAGTACAGTTGATGCAGGTTCGGTATTATTGATCACTGGGGATCATCTAGGCGGAGAAACACCAGAACACAATTTACATATTACAGTTGTGTCAACTGGAACCTATGGAACAATAACTAATGTTACCCACACGGGAACAGCGTCGAGCCCAATAATTACATTTGATAGATTACCTATTAGTACAACTTCAACAGGTCAAGTAGTTACTGCCTACAATTATATTACTGATGATACTGATTTAGATACTGTTATCGATGGCGGGTTATTAGCTTATACTAATGCATTGGGGTCAGGTATCTCTGATATAATTTTAGATGGTGATGCTTTTATATCTCCGAATACAAGTTATGCCCCTGAAGAATTATTACCAGGACAGGTGCAAGAAAGTTTAGCAATTAACGTATTCACTCGAGCAGAGAAAGGATCCCCTGTAATTGTTACACAAATATATCCTATAGATACTATAGGAACTTCAACAACGGTATTGTTAAATTATCGACCAGGTAATACTTCTTCTGTGATGATAAGTTATAATAATATTTCATTATATTACTCCGATGATTATACCGTTGATGTTTATAATAAAACAGTAACTATTAAACCACAACCAGTCACTGGTCAGGTAGCAATTACAGTAATAGGCGTTGGCGGAACTGAAATATTAGGATATAGAGCCGTTGCAGTTGAAGGAGTAGAGTCAGCCACGATTGATACTGTTGCATTATACACTGATGTTGGCAGCGCCTATGTTACTGTAAACGGAAATAGTATCAGCACTTCTACATATACCCTTGCGCCAATTTCTTCGAAAAACAAACGAGCTAGATTAAAAGTGTATGACCTTAGTACAGGAACAAATTTAATACAATCTTGGATCTTTAAAGAATCTTATAAGGGATATAGTGAAGTTAAGGAACAGATAATTATAGGCGATGGAACAACTACTAGTTTTAATTTAATTCAAATGCCAGGAACAGTTGGACCTTTCCATGCTCAAGCCGTAGTTGAGATTGATGGACTAAGGGCACTACCTCCCAACACCACGTATTATTCAATAGAAAATGATCAAACGATATTTGATATAAATGAAGACTATACTTACAATCCGGGTCGTTTTACACTTACTAGTATAGAAGTATATGTAAACGGAACACGAATTCGAAATGGTATAGACTTTTTCTTAGATCAAACAAATAATCAAATTATTTTTGATCCGGGATATTTAAACATCGGTGATGTAATGGCCATAACTGCATTAATCGAAAATGATTATTCAATTATTGACGGCCAAATAAGATTTAATTCTGTTCCTTTGTTAGGTAGTAAAATTAAGGTTATCACCTATAACAATCATGACAGTTCATTTATTAGAACTGAAGTGTTTCATGCTCACGCATCAAGAACTTACAAAATGTCTCGATCAGTTCTCGACGATAGTTATGTTTGGGTTTCTATCAATGGTCAGATATTAACAAATAAAGAAGATTACAATTTGGCAGATAGTCAGACAATTGAAATTGATAAAGACTATCCGTTTAGTACTACTGATAAAATTGAAGTTATGAGTTTTAGCGATGTCACAGCAGATAAGTCAATTGGGTTTAGATTGTTTAAAGACATATTAGGCAGAACACATTACAAGAGACTTAGTGAAAAACATACTACCTATTTAAATACCGATTTAACTATTACAGATACTGAAATTTCTGTAGTAGATGCATCGGCCTTTCCGGAACCAAATCCATCTAAAAATATCCCAGGCGTTATTTTAATTAACGGCGAACGAATTGAATATATGGAAAAAACAGGAAATCTTTTAGGAAGAATTAAACGGGCTAGCTTAGGAACAGGTGCAAAAGATCTTTATCCTATAGGAACTCCTGTTACAGATCAAGGATATATACAAACTGTTCCGTCATCAGGCGATGTTTTATTCTCTACTTCTACAACTGCTGTAAATACTACCACTTACATAATTAATAGCAATTATGTAACATTTGATAGTGAGATAGATCCTAAAGATCAGGTTAGTGTATATTATGGTGGTAGATTATTAACAAAAAATACAACTACCTATCATAGTTTTGATCTAGCTTACGACTCAAACGAAAATAACAGCGATATAGTTATTCCTGCAGGATTTACAATTAATACAGGAACAACTTGCACATTAACACTATCTTTCCAGCCACAAGTGGGCGTAAAGATAAAGATTGTTAAATCTACAGGTAAGATTTGGTACAATCAAGGTGTTGATGCAGCCACAAACGGAAGTAGCCTGCTTTACAGTAGTACTGTGCAGGCTAAATTCTTGTTAGAACAACAGTCTGGTCTTCCAGATAAATACCAGTATGGACAAATTTGAAATGAATACACAACAAGAACAAAATAAAAATACTCCGCAATCCCGTCCTAATGAACACGGAACAGTGGGTATTCAAGGCCATATTAAGATTTTTGATCCAAAAACTAAAGAAGTTTTTGTTGAAAAAAGGAATGCAATTCATTATGAAAATTTTAGTTTTGCCCTAGCACAAAGCATAGGAAACCAACAACAGGGATTCATCGGTGAAATGTCGTTTGGTAACGGAGGCAGTCGAGTAGATCCTACAGGAATTATTACGTATCTTACTCCAAACACATCTGGTTTAAACGCCGCGTTGTATAATCAAACTTACACAAAGGTTATAGATGCTAACAATTCTTTAAATAGAGATCCTAGTAGGAATTTTATGGAGCCAAGACATGTTACAGGCACATATTATACTGATTTACTGGTAACCTGTTTATTAGATTTTGGTGAGCCAAATGACCAGGCAGCATTTGATAATAGTTCAACTCAGAACAGCGACTATGTATTTGACGAACTAGGATTGAGAGCATACAGTCCGGATGGAACCGGGATGGGGAGATTGTTAACTCATGTGATTTTCCATCCTGTACAGAAGTCGTTGAACAGAATGATTCAAATAGATTATACAGTAAGAATACAAAGTCTTACTAACGGAATGTAATTATGACTAACTATACTGTAAAATTTTCAGATGAAAACAAAAATCCTATAGAGGTTGTTTCTCAAACAAAGAATGACGACACTAGTTTATCCCTTATAGGAAGAAATTACCCGGGGTATGGCCAATCTGTAGCTGAAAACTTTTTACATCTTTTAGAAAATTTTGCAAATACAATTCAACCTCACGATCCTATAGAAGGTCAGCTTTGGTTTGACACTAGTGATTATAAATTAAAAATATTTGATACAGGTTCTTGGCGCCCGACTAATGGAGTTTTCCAACAATTAATAGAACCACAGAATAGAAAAACTGGAGATATTTGGGTTAATATAGAGTCTCAAGTAATGTACATTTTTAATGGAGTTGATTGGACGCAGATAGGCCCTTCATTTAGTTCAACACTACGGACTGGAAGTTATCCTTCTCAACTTTTGGGAACTGATGGAGAAACTCATGATGTTATTTTAATGTACCTAAATGACTATGTTTTAGAAATTATTGCCAAGGAACAATTTAGGCCTGTTGAGTTAATTGAAGGATTTGAAACTATTGTACCAGGTGTTAATTTAAGTAACAAGACATTTAATTCAATTGCTCCTAAATTTAATGGAACTGCATTATCCGCTTTTGCATTAAAACAAACAAGTCCTGCTACAGAAACGGTAAGTGCTAATAATTTTGTTAGAAATGATATTGATCAATCAATTAACGGTAGATTAATTGTTAATAATGACAACGGTATTACTATAGGAAAAACTACCGCAACATTTGCTCTTCAGCGGCAAGGGTACGATGCAATTATTTTAAATGCATGGGACGGCGGCAGATTTTCTTTTAACGGGGTTAAAAACTCAATTGTTTCCACGGTACTAACATTAGATTCTTCAAACAACTATGTTGGAGTAGGTAAAAATAACAAAACTCCATCAGCGGCTCTTGATGTGTTAGGTTCGGCAATTATTTCAAATAGATTAACAATTCAATCATCGTCAACTGATGCACTTACACTAGTAGGCGGCGGATTAATTTCTGGTAATTTAAGAATGACCAACGGAATCAGAGTAGTTGGCACCTCCACATTTACAAATACTGTAGTTCTTGGAGTCCCTGGAGCTCCTAACAATTCAGTAGCAATGATACCAGCTAGTACAGCTACATATATGTTAGGAACAGCACAAAATCCTTTTCAAACATTATATGTTCGGGAGATTAGAGCAGGTACTGATCCTGCAAACCCGACTAATACATCTGTGAATCTTTACGGAAATACAAGAGATGGGTATGCGGTAAAGTTACAAAATTTAACTTATTTTAAAGTATCAGGCTCTGTATCTGGAATGGGCACAGGATTTAACGGAGAAATTACAAATTCTCCTATCAATAACGAATATGTTATAAATGTTTCTCTTACTAAACAGGCAATCACTGATAGAACTACTGCCACATCTGCAGCATTGACTGCAACTATGGTAATTGCAACCACTGATGGCATACGACAAATATCTAAAGCAAATTTCCTTGCCGATGTATATCCCGGAATATTAACTACAGGTGCTATTATTCCATTTGCTGGAAATACAGCACCAACTGGCTGGTTATTTTGTAACGGAACAGAATTTGCAAGAGATGGTATTTACAACGTACTATACTCAGTAATAGGAACAAAATTTGGTGCCCTGTCATTAAGCACATTCAGTATACCTAATTTAAATATTCCTCATGTTTTATACGCTAGTACAGCAACCGGAGCAACAGTAAATCCACCTCCTATTAAATATATCATAAAGACCTAAACCTATGTCTTATACAATTAAACATCCAGACGGAACAACTTTACTAACATTAGGTGATGGTAAGGTAGATGAAAGAAATACAAGTCTTACTTTAATAGGTAAGAATATTCCTACCTACGGGGAATATTATAATAATAATAATATAGCCCTTCTTCAAAATTTTGCATCAGTAGATGAGCCAAGGAGCCCGTTAGTGGGACAGATGTGGTATGATATTGCATCTGGTCGAATGATGGTTTATGACTTAAATGACACGTTTCGTCCTATAACAGGAGTTCTATCCGGAGAAACACAACCGATAGAACTAGCTCAAAATGAATTTTGGTGGGATGTATATAATCAGCAAATTAGATTTTCTCCAGACGGACAAGACACTTACTTAGTTGGTCCTGCGTATCCCACTGATTTTGGAAATATGGGTATAATGCCGGAAACAGTTAACGATATAGACAATACTGGCCATAATGTAGGTTTTTTATATAATAATGATTCTTTAATAGGTATTATTTCTGATTCTTCGTTTGATCTAAAAACTTCGGTAGAAGGAATAACCAGTGTAACAGCAGGTATAACATTAAATTCTTTGAATGGTGATATAAGATTTGCCGGAACAGCAACAAGTGCAGATTCTATTCAAGGAATAGATATAACAAAATTGTTAAGGAACAACATTAACGAAGCAACAACTGGTTCCTTTTCTATACTTACTAATTTGGGTCTAGCAATCGGCAACGAACAAGATTTAACTATGTATGTTGATAACGCCATTTATAGATCGGTATTGCAACATAATAGACCTGATGGAACATTTAGGATTAACGTTACAGATACACTGATAGGAGTAAAAACAGCATTACATTTTGAAGCGGCTGATTCTTATTTAGGAGTTTGGAATACAAATCCTGCGTACCCGGTAGACATTATTGGTAACACACGAATTCAAGGCAATCTTATTGTACTTGGAAATACAACAAATATTACTTCTACTAATTTACAGGTAAATGATAAAAATATTGAATTGGGTTATGATGTAGGGAACGATGCAGGAGTTGACGGCGGCGGTATTACACTACACGGAAGCACTGATCATACCGTAATGTGGATGAATGATGGAACTGGTTGGAATTTTAATGACAACGTTAATCTATCATCTACAACTACAAATTACCAAATTTCTGGAACAACAGTACTAACCAACACCAGTTTAGGACAAGGAATACAGACTGCTCCGGGACTTACTAGGTTAGGTGTATTGAATATTCTCACAGTAACTAATGTTGTTATATCTGGAAATACTGTAGGAGTAACTGGAACTAACCAGACGCTTTATTTTAACGCAACTGGGTCCGGCACAATAGATGTTAATAGTAAAACTATATCTAGTTTAGCAACCCCGAGTGTAGGCACCGACGCGGCCAATAAACAATACGTAGATGATCAAATTCAACAAAAAAATAACGCAACTACTGTGTTATCAATGGATGTAACTAATTTTGCAGAGCCTGTAGAAAACGGTATTATTTCTTATCTTAACAAATTAATGCCAATCTTGAACACACAAATTATAATGGTATGTTCTGACACAATAGGCGAAACAAATCAGATCACGTGTGACGGAACATCACAAATTACATCGGGAACAGTGCTAACCTTCCTCGGAACTACTTTTGGTAATATTACAACTGCTACAACATACTATGTAAAAGATGTTGTTGATAATACACATTTTACCGTTTCTACTTCAACTATAGGAAATGTCTTTGTTCTTACAACTGCTTCGGGTACAATGAACGCTGTGTTAAGCGACATTTATCAGACAGGCGACGATATTTACAATATTTCAACAGGAACAAGAATTCGTATACTATGCAGTAGTGTTTCTATAAATAAACCTTCTGCATTATTAAATTTAAATGTGGCAACTGAAACTGTAGATAAAAACAACGCTACAAGTTCTGTGTCGGTAGTAACTGCTGTTGCTGGAACATCAACACAACAAACTTTAGTACCAACAATTACATATAAGATTAGACAATTTAGAGTGGATAGTACATTGATTTGGACCTATGACGGGGAAATCGTGTAAGTTTAAGGAATAGAAGATGCCATATGAAATAAAAAATTATGACGGGACAATACTGGTAGAATTGGAAGATGGAGTTGTAGATTCCGGGTCCTCTAGCCTTAACTTTATAGGAAGAAATTATAGTAATTTTGGAACAGTCCAGAATGAAAATTTTTTATGGCTATTACAAAATTTTACAGGCGGATCTGCCCCCGGCAGTCCGATTAAAGGACAATTATGGTATGATAGCGAAGAGCGCTATCTAAGAGTATACACCGGTGGCGAATGGTTATATAACGCTATTAGTGAAATTTCTAATGACAAACCCACAACTGGCCGCGGCGGGTATATTTGGTTCGACAGTGCCAAAAAGCAATTAAATATTCACGATGGAACTGATTATATTTTAATAGGTCCTGAACGTACAACAGGGTTTGGAACTACTCGATTTGTTTCAACGGCAACATATGATTTATATAACAATCCTCACGCAGTAATACATCTTACAGTTAACGATGAAACAATAGGAATTATTAGCCCAGATGATTTTGATGTTAATTCGGGACAAAATTATATTAATGGTATCCCTCATGTATATAGAGGAATTACTTTTAAAAATCATGCAACGGGCGATGTTGAGCTTCATGGAAGAAGCACATACAGTAATCTTGCTACAACTGCAACCAACGTAGGAAATGGCACCTCGGGCGCAATTCTTTATCAAACTAGTCCAGGGTATACGGGATTTGTATCTATTAGCACAGCATCTAGTGTGCTGGTATCTGGCGGTTCTACGCCTCATTGGTCTGCCCCAAATGAAATTTTATTAGGTAATGTTACTACAGCAACTAATTTATCAGGGGGCGCAGTCGGATCTATAGCATACCAAACTGCTGCCGGGCGATCTACATTCTTACCCTATATAGGTAACGGACATGTTTTAGTTGCTGGAAATAATGCACCTTATTGGAAACCAGAAAATGAATTTGGTGCCGGCACTGCAATGACTGCCACAAGAGCTGATTCTTTATTAAGTTCTGTAGCACCTGCAAATTATATATATGCTGACACATCATCTAACGCATCTACCATAGTTGAGCGTGATGTAGACGGTAACATTTTTGCAAATAATGTAAATGCTACGTTTTTTATAGGAACAGCTACCAGTGCTTATTATGCCGACCTTGCAGAAAAATATCTTGCAGATAACGACTACGAGGTAGGCACGGTAGTAGTTGTTGGGGGAGAAAAAGAAGTTACTGCCTGCGCATGGGGACAACGTGCAATCGGAGTAGTTAGTGCTAATCCTGCATACATGATGAACAGCGCACTAAAAGGCGGTACATATATTGCTCTAAAAGGACGAGTTCCTGTCAAAGTTGAAGGCTCTGTTAAAAAGGGTGATGAATTAATTGCCAGTAATAACGGAGTAGCAGTATCGGGAGTTTATCATTCTAACAAAGTATTTGCAGTAGCATTAGAAACAAATAGTGATATTAGTGTAAAACTAATAGAAGCAATAGTCCTATAAATATAACAGGAAACAAGGGTTAACAAACAATGCCTTACATTTTATATAAGTCAAACGGTACAAAATTAGCTACTATCGGAGATGGTTCTATTGATAGAACAGCATCTGATCTAACATTTGTAGGTAAAAATTATGCCGGCTATGGCGAAATATTAAATCAAGACCTTGTCAAATTGTTAGAAAATTTTGCAAATAGTTCACAGCCTTCAATTCCCTTAATAGGGCAACTTTGGTATGATACGGCAAATAAGCATTTAACTGTTTATGATGGTGTTAGATTTAAAAGTATACAAAATTTTGATCTAGGTACGGCTCAGCCACGCGGGGCAGTTAAAGGGGATCTGTGGTTTAACGAATACGAGCAAAAATTATATTTTAATAACGGCACACGTTATGTTTTAATTGGACCACAGAGTTCAGAATTTACTGGAATTAATATACAGGCTAGTTTAACTACAGACGATAGTAATAATCAGCACTATGTATTAAAGGCAAAAATTGAAGATGATCTAAAGAAGGAAGTTGTAGCAGTTTTCTCTAGGGACCAATATACTCCTAACATAGCAGATGATCTTCACTTTGAAAATTTCTTAACAATTAAGCAAGGTATTACACTTCAAGGCGCCCACCCTACTACTGGTAAATCTAGTGAAAGTGGATATTTTCTTTGGGGAACAGCAAGACATGCTGAGCGATTGGGCGACCACGAAGCCGACGAATATGTATTAAAAACAGATTTTGATAACGCTATTAATTATGGATTAACTATCCCTAATGATGCAGGTATTACTATCGGTAGTCCGTTGCCTATGATAAAGGTTTATTCAGACCAGGCAGCAGAAAAGGGAGTAATTTCTGTTATTAATGGAAATAAATTAGATTTAAATATCAGATATAACGACGGCGTTAATAATACCGAAACAAACATTCTTTCAATAATTAATAGACAAATTCTGCCTAATACAGCTGGACAAGGCATTGATCTAGGAACAACCGCCGCTAGATTTTCTTATAGTTATATTAACACTCTTACAGTTACACATGGTATAGTTGCAGAAACTATATTAGGAACATCCCGTATTAGTGCAACTAATTTAAATAGCATTAACTTTACAGCAACAAACGTGGTAGCAACAATAATAACAGCCACTACTCTTGTAGCGACTACGTTTAGAACAACCGGTACATCTGGTGCTTTTATTGGAGCAACAGCTGGAGTACATACTGGTAATGTTATTACTGGCTCAATAGTAGCAACTGGTGACCTAGTTACTAGTCGTGGAGATATTAAAGGAGATTGGTATCTAGTCGGCGCAAGTAGATTAAGAGCTACTTACTCAGCCGATCTTGCTGAACGATATCATGCAGATTCAGAATACGGACCTGGAACCGTTTTAATCATAGGTGGAGGAAAAGAAGTAACAACAACTGACCAACGTGGTGATGTAAGAGTTGCAGGAGTAGTTAGTACCAATCCAGCCTATACAATGAACGATGCTGCCGGAACTGATGATACGCATCCATATATTGCTCTAAAAGGACGAGTTCCTTGTAAAGTAGCTGGAACAATTAATAAAGGCGATCTATTAACAACCAGTATTTTACCGGGACATGCAACAGCATTTAACGATCAACTTGATTCAGTTAATTCTGTATTAGGTATTGCTTTAGAAAATTACTCGGGTGATGTCCCTGGAGTAATTGAAATCAAAGTTTAAACAGCCATATCCGCTTTAATAGCATCCCAAGATTGGTAGTCAGTTAACTCGATATCTTGCATGGTAAACTTATTAATATTCTGAACATCAGCATTAAGAACAATATTAGGCAAATCTAAGGGTTTTCTTTCTAATTGCTCTTTAACTTGTTCTACATGATTTTCATAAATGTGTGCATCGCCAAATGTTATAACTAACTCCCCTACATATAAATTACAAACGTGTGCAAGCATATGAGTAAGTAGCGCATAACTGGCAATATTAAATGGAACTCCTAGGAACATATCAGCCGATCGTTGGTACATGTGACAATTTAATTTACCGTCTGTAGTAATATAAAACTGAGACATCATATGGCAAGGCGGAAGTGCCATAGCATCTAGTTCTCCCGGGTTCCATGCTGTTATAATATGGCGTCTGCTGTAGGGATCGTTGGTAAGACTATTAATTAGATCTTGTAATTGATCTACATGTCTTAATCCCATTTTGTTAGCACCAAACACAGGAGCCCTCCAAGTCCTCCATTGAACCCCGTATACTCGACCAAGATCTCCTTTAAATTTAGATCTTGGTCGCCAATATTGGGACTCGGCATTATCTGACCAAATAGTTTTTTTATCGCTGGTAGAATCCCCGTGTAATATTTCTTTTAATTTTCTTTCATCACCACTACCGCTTATGAACCAAAGCAATTCCGATACAACTGATTTCCAGGCTAATTTTTTTGTAGTAATAGCCGGAAATCCTTTGGTAAGATCAAACCTCATCTGCAGACCAAACTTACTAATGGTTCCTACACCGGTTCTATCAGGACGATGTTCCCCTGTTGCTAAAATATCTTTTAATACATCTAGGTATGCGTATTCTGGGTGTTTCATTTCTTTGTACTCTTCGGGTATAATAAAAGGCATGACCTTTCGGCCTATGCCTTTGACTTGCTTAACTATGAAACCAATCATTCAGTTGTAGCAGTAGCCTTCTTAGTTTTACTTTTAGGGGGATCTTGTTCATCCGCCTCTTTTCGCAACCTCGCGGCTTCCTTATATAAAGCATCTGCACGTGATCGCATTTCGGAGGGCGACATTTCAAATCCCTTTCCTTGTGCTTCTGTCTTTTTAGATTCAGTAGGAGTAGGGGGGATTGTAGTATTGTCTACTGCCAGGTCTTCGACTGTTTTACCTTGTTGCTCTGCAATAATTGCATTTAACTGATCTAGTTGAATTGAAGTCTTAGTATCCGGAGTCATTAGTACTAGGTTAGTGGAAACTTTTCTAAGATGCCCATTTGAGTGGAGATACCCTAACATGTTACTACCATCTGGAAATCTCCTGGCTGCTAGTACATCGGCCAAATCGTTGGCCTGTTGACCGCTATCACTGTCGACAACATTCATAAGTGTGTCATGATAGCTATCACCGAGTCCCTGGGTTCCTATAATTAAACAATTTAAGGGCTCGCCTGGAACTGTTCGATATGCAACTACAACCCTAGCCGAGTTGTTTTTCATTTTGCCAACGTGTTTCATAATTTTCTCCTATTAAGCAGATGGCGTTTCTGCTGTTGTTTCTTCAGAAGATTGCGGTGCAACTGCTTCTAAAAAGGTTGACAACTTATTGAAGACTGTACCTATAGCGGCCATTTCATTTGCTTGAAATGCACCACGTCGAGCACATACTTCGACAATTGCCTTGATATTTTGTAAATCTACAATAGTCAATTCTGGATTTTGACCTGTTGTTTCTGTCGCTTCTGTTGTTTGTTGTTCTTGGTTTTCCATTTATATTTCCTTTAATTTAGATGTGGACATCCTAAACTCAACATAGAAAGTTCTTTAGGATCTTCAACACCAATTTCACATACTTCTACTAACTTTTTATCATGTCCGACAATGTATGAAATTTTAATACAATATCTGCTGTCTAAATAATGATATATCCACCCATCTATTGCATCGGCATTTCTTACACTCTGTACAGACATTTTAGCAAAATGCGGAGGTATGTGTTTGAGCTTTCTTAAGTTAAGTACATTAAGCGGATTAACTCTACCTCTTGCTAGTGCCATTATCTACCTACTTTATTTATAATGTGCAGTCTGACCGAAGGGTGCAATTATGGTTTCGTTGCCGTGTACAATAAACAAGGCTTCGCAATAATTTTCATCGCCCCAACTACCACAAGGATATCCGTCTGTAAACATAATAAAGCGTTTTGGCTCAATGCCCTGTTCTTTCATGAAGTTATAATTGGCTTCAAAATCAGTACCACCACCACCTTGACATTCGTATTCCATAATTTCATCAGCGTTGTCGCCTGTAAATTGTTTATACCCGTAAACTTCTGTGTCAAACGTCCAGAGATCTAGTTTAAAGTCAGTGTATTCTTCCATGATACCCTTAACTTCACTGAGGAAATCTTTAGCTTGTTTGTCCGAAATACTACCACTCATATCAATGGCAACTGATACATCGATAGTTTCTTCGTTCATCATACCCGGAAGTATAGCACCGCAATGTTGACTTTTACGATTTGGACGTTGGAAGCTAAAATTACTTTTAATGATGCTCTGAATATTCATACGCAACATTTGACGCCAATCCATTTTTGGCTCGGTAAAGTCTTTAATCATGCGTTGAATACCTGCAGGTACTTTACCTGCGCCTGCGGCCTGTGCGGCGGCAACCATTGCTTCTTTAATTTCGTCTTTAATTTTTTTCTTTTCTTCGGCTGTGAGTCTTGGACGGCCTCGGCCTTCTTTATTGCCTTCTTTATCGTCGTCTCCGTCCCCACCTTCTCCGTCCCCATCGTCTAGGTGCTCGTCTAACAATTCACCGAGTGAACTAATGTCAATTTTAATTGCTTTTTCTTCTAGTTCTGAATAAATTTCTTCATAGCTTTTGCCACGATATTTGTTGTCTTGGAAGATTTTAATAAAACTAGGCACTACACCAATTTTTTCATCTACAAGAATTTGATTTGCGGCATAGTCTGCGGCAATATTTGATAACTGAGGATCTCGTCCATCACGACGACCCATGTGGTCAAACACGTTATGTAGGACTTCGTGAGCAAAGCCAAACTCTGCTTCCTTAGGTTTAAGTTTATCTACAAATTCGCAGTTATAATAAAAATTACGACCGTCAGTGGCAAGTGTAGCACACCAGTCACTTGCATCGATTAGCTTCATACGTGTAGCAAGATTGCCAAAGAACGGATGACGAAGCAATAGACCAACTCTAGCAAGAATTAATTTTTCAACAATCTTATTTTTTTCAGATTGAGAATATTCTTTAGTTTTTAATGGCTTTTTAATTTTTTCAGCTTTCATTACAGATGACATAATATTCCTTTCAGTGTATATATTATTATATACTCAAAAATACAAAAGAGCAAGTAAAAAGGGCTCCAAAGAGCCCCCTTTTAACCTTCCATTGCTTGGATAATGTACTTGCCGTACTTATCATGGAAGCGATCAAAATGTTGCAATTTGCTAGCGTCAAACGGCAACTGGTAATTGGTAAGAGCAACTTTGGCACCCATAACAACAAGTTCAGTTGGAAAGTTTTCCATCATAAACTTAAAGAAGTTATCAGCCATTAAATCCCAGTTCTTAGCCTTTTTACGGTCTGCTTCTTGGAGTTCATAGCACATACTAATACTCAACGAGTACATAGCACTGATCTCTTTAATATTAATTTTCTCAACCTTACCTTCTAAAATGTCTGTAGGATTAGGCATCTGTTTGGCAATTTTACGGTGAGCCATAAACTTAACAGCCAATCCTTCGCCAACAGCACCTGACACTAAATCGGTCAACGTATTTTCGTCCAAATCTTCGTCGCCGAGCAGTTCGCTAACAAACGACCAGCTACGTGGAGTAGCAAATGAACGTGAGCTAGACTTTGGATCAAAGTCGTACAAGTCTTGTTTAGCAAAACCCAAATAACCTACAACTTGTTCGTGCAGTTTATTAGCGGTAGCCCATTGGAGCCAGTCATCAAAATCTGTACGCAATTCCAAATGTAGGAAACGATTTGCCAACGGAGCAGGCATACGATAAGTTACGCCCTTGTCAGTTTCACGGTTACCTGCGGCAACAATACTAACACCTGCTGGCAATTTGTAAGTACCTACACGACGATTTAAGATAAGTTGATATGCCGCCGCTTGTGTAGCAGGAGCCGCTGAGTTCAATTCATCTAAAAACAGAATTGCAGTAGATTCTGGATCAGTAGGCAATTCTGCAGGAGGTGCCCACGTCATTGTATTAGCAGTAGCATTGTAATAAGGGATACCTTTAATATCAGTAGGTTCCCAAAGACTTAAACGAACATCGATAACTTCGCGATCTTGCTCGTCACCAATTTGTTTAACGATATCCGATTTACCAATACCCGGAGCTCCCCAGAGAAAAATTGGACGTTTAATTTTAACACATTTACGAAGACTACGTTTTGCTTCGTTTGGACTAACGGTTCGGTTAGCGGAGAATTTTTCAGACATGTTTTACCTTTCTAAAAATACATGTTGTGTTATGTAACAGTATTAATTATACAGGCATTTGTTCACTTTGTCAAGCAGATTCTTTGTTGTTTTTTTGCGACGCTACTTTAGCCTGTGTGTATTTTTGGATATTTCCGCTGAAAAGGATAAGTTCAACTGCTGTTTTTTCTCTAAAAACAGAAATAAACTTTCTGTCTATGTAGTAGGGACTTTCCAAAAATTTATCTAAACGAAGAATTAGCCCGGAACTCCATTCAGTATCTTCTGGAAAAATAACATCATATTTTGTCATGCCCAATTTTTCTGTTAAGATTTTAAATCCTACATCAGTTAGTCGAAGACTATTCGAATGGGCATTTCTGGGATTCATCCACCAAAGTATGTGGTGTTTTCTAAAAGATTTTTCATCTATTGGCAAAGATAGCTGATCCATAAACTTCTTTGTCAGATCTCTTTTATCGATCATTCTATTAAACGCTCACCTGTAGTTAATTTAAAAACGGAAAAGTCTGTACAGTTGAACAGTTTGTTGAGTTTTTCTGCTAGATTAATTGCATGTCCGCTATTTGAAAAACTAACCTTTTTATACTTAGGGCCGATTTGTTGTGCAACAATGCTTGATGTTTTGAGATTGACTGGCTGATCTTTATAAAATACCGCCCAAATGGCATCAGCTTCTAAAACCTGTTCTGTTTTGTAAGTCTTTTTATCTGTAATTTCTAATAGCACTTTAGGTTTTGGTCTACTCATTATATACGCACTCCAAATGTACGTATATATTTATCGAGTTATTTAAAAATTGCCGCCGTCCATTTTAACTTGGGCAGGACCGGATGCTGACTGTGCAGAGCCAAGTATTTGATCTAATTCACCACTTAGCCTAGTCATTACTATTGCTAGACTATCATGCAATGATTGCACCTCTTTAATGTCTAAAACAACCTGTTTCTGATTACTTTTTACAGCAATTCGTGCCTTATTTAGAAAGTCTTCTATTGGAATGGTGTTTAACGGTTTCATTGTTTACTCATTGCATTTAGGACTGTTCGCATTTCTGCCTCAGTTTTAAATGGTCCCTGGTAAGGATATCTTTCTAATGTAATTAGTTTTGGACAGAAGCTTTTAACCCAACCTTTGCGGAATTGTATAACATAGTACCCGGCGCAATATAAGCTCTTACTTTTGCCGCTTTTTGCATATATAGGCAATCGTTTTTTAATATTATAAACAGGATTAAATGGTTTACTACCACATGGAAAATCATGTACTAGATTCGAAATTGGGGTTGAAGTCGCTTTAACTTTTTTAATACCTTCGTCAAAAAGAGCTAGCCCAAATTGTTTATTCAACTCGCTAATGTCTGTTAGATTTACTTTTTGGCCTTGTCTAAAGAAACTATAACCTTTTTTTTCTTTATTTAAAGTACCTAATTTAATACCCTTGTCTTCGACAATCCATATTTTATTTGGCACAAGAACTTTGGCAACTGCATTCATATTACGTACCTCGCATTTAATGGTTCTGCATAACTTTGTACCTGTTCACTTATCTTATTCAAATCGTATTCTGCACAAAGTTTTAACAGTCTAACACCTACCTGCGGAATGCTTTTTTCTGCGGTAATTGCCTTAGAAATTGTATCTTTTATTACTTCTTTAATTTCATCAGGTTGTGCTGTTAAGTCACATAGTTTAACATTTCGATTATAATCGTCTAATACACGATGCTCGACACCTTCGTGATCGGACCAACGTTGCAACATCATGTTGTTCCAAGAGTATCCTTTTGTTCCCCTGTCAGCAAAGGCCTCACGGAGACCAACTTTATTCTTTGTGCCTTTCTCACGTACTCCCGGATAAGCACTAAAGATGTTGTCGGAGGTGTCTCCACGCATACACTTCTCAAATAACAACCAGGACGGATTCGGCGCCGGCTTGACTTGTTTAGTTTTCTTATCAACAACAGGTTTACCTTTAGCATCAAAATAGCCCTCGTGTGTAGTTGTAATTTCCATTACACCGTTATATTGTTTTACATTAGGAGCAATCAATTGTGCGAAATCGCCATCTGTACTAATGATAACATGACTGTCGTTTGGATGACTTTGAATAAATCCAGCAATAAGATCGTCTGCTTCTAATTGTTTATGTTGTAATACTGTACAGTTTGTTTTATCTGTAATAAAGTCTTTAAACTGATCAAATGTTTCCCAGAATAGTTTATCTTCCTCGGCCTCGCGAGGGCTCAGCGCGGCCCGAGCGTCGGAGCGGTTCCTCTTATAGGGTTCGTAATGATCCTTACGCCAGCTACGCCCCTCTAAACAGAATACAACATGCTTGCCTCCAAATTCTCTCCATGCTTTTCGCACACTGTTAAGAATAATTTGTAAGCTCATGCCTACTTTTTCACTAGCATCACCACGAACAACGTGACGGGCACGAAAAAATGTATTTGCTGTATCGACAATAATATAAGTCATTAACTCACCTCGGACTTACCGCCCGCTAACGGTTTAACATTAATATATCCCATTGGACGTTGGTCCATTGAAATGCCTTCTTCGTCTGCTATTCCACGGCACAAATCTTGAAACCATGCATTGACAATTTCTTCCTCAGTTGTACCCTGATATCCGAAGTTAGTTAATTGTAACACAAAAAACTCATTCCAGTCAAGTTCAAAAAATCCATTTCGTACATTCTCTGGATTTACATGAGTATTTAAAACAACAATATAAGGTTCTTTGTTAGCGGTTGCTAGTTCTTTTGCATCTTTAGAAGTTTGAGGCTTTTCAACTGTTTGATATTTTTTAGCTTCGCTATTTTTTCTGAGGTTATCTTTAAAAGATGTCCAAATTTTAACTATATTAAACATTATTTGCCCCATCCATTTCCCCAAAGATCAACATGCAACCTTGGACTATAATAATAACCTTTACTAACTGCCCAATCAGCAACACGCACTCGATTAGCGGCATAAGGTGCAACAACTCCGCCTTGTGGCATAACATAGACACTGCCGTCAAATCCGGCGTTTCGGTATTCCTTAACAGCCACATCAACTTCTTTAAAATGTTCTTCTGTTTCGACAACAAACTTTAAGTATGTATGACCCCATGAAGCATACTCTTGCACAATTTCGGGCTTAATTGCTTCTTCCCATTTCTCGCCAGACGAACTTAATTTAGCACTGACACTAAATGTAATTTCTCGTTTAGAGAAATACCATTCTTCTAGAAACTTTTTAAATTTTTCATGAAGTGGTTGTGTACCATTTGTTTCAAATGTCACATTACGAATATCCTGCATTAATGGATGAGCAAGGATTTCTTCAAAGCCCTTTTGCCAACCTAGTAACGGCTCCCCACCCGTTATGACCAAATGTACATCATTCCCGTTTTCTTGTACCCATTTATTATTGGGTGTCAATGCCAGCATCTTTTGTACAATTTCGTCTGTACTGTACGAAGGACTTAAATCTTTAAATGCAGGATGCCAACTAGCATAGCTATCACAACCTGTATTAACTAATGGAAGACTGTTAAAGTCTTTGTATAGATGCACTTGTTTAGCAATATCATCTGCTTCTGCTGATTTAACTCCCGGAGCACAACCAAAGCCGGCACATTTAAAGTTACACCCAAAGGTGCGTAGAAACACTGATGGGACGCCAATAAAGCGTCCTTCACCTTGTGCGGAATAAAAAATTTCACTGATTTTGATTTTCATAAATGTTCGACCATTTCTTTAGTTTTTCTATTTTAGCTATTTTTGCTACTTCTAATGATACTTGATCAACCACTCCGATGTCAACTAAAATATCTACCATAGCTAAAAGGTCACCGATTTCTTCTTCTAAATGTTCACAGTTTGTTTTTGGTTTACCTGGTTTAAAATTATTCAAGCCAAATCTATGACATTTACTAACTGCTTGAATTACCTCAGCACATTCTTCACTAAGGATATTCATCACTTCTCTTTCTTTAGTGTTCATACAAAATCCTTAAACATTTTTTTACGTCCATCTTCGCCAATATGCAAATCAAATAGATCTTTAACTGTGGTCAACATGGCACAGGCCATCATTAACAAATCTTCACTATTATCACACATCATAATTTGCTGTTCAACTGGCGCCATTAGCTCAATCATTCGCTGTACTGTTTTATCTTTATTCATTTTTTGGCTCTTTCTTTTAGATATGTTTCGTTATGCACCCAGTTATCTTTAAACCAAAATCCCCATTCTCGACGTTGTGGACCGGGCATAAACAATGTCCATGCAGTAATTTCGGGATCAAGTTCTACACGATGGTAACTATTGGCATTGCAGATTCGAAAATGTCCAGGGCCTCTCCAATGACACATTTCTCCTATTTTCTTTCCGTCACTAAAAATAGGAACCCATTCATAGTATCCACCTTTTAAAATTAGTGAAGCATAGGGCCATGGATGATCATGTACATCGTCTGGATCTGATTTAAGAAATTTATGTAAAAAAATGTTAAATGGAAATTTATTTCTATCTTTAAGGAATATATAATATCGTTCTAAATATGGCTCGTCATCTAATCTGTCGTAAATAATTCTTCTACGACCTAACTGGTCTAACCAATTTAAAAACCATTTCATTTACAAATCTCCAAAAATGAATTGAGTTTGTTTACGGCTTCGTCGAAATCAACAGCCCACACCTTGGCCTCTAAAATACTTCCAACAATTTCCATATCAAACGGAATAGTACCGTGAAATTTAAAATCATCCGGTACTTCTGTTGTTATTGTAAATTCTTGTAAATTTTTGGCTCTAAAAATTAAATTATTTGCCATGTCAACTGAGTTCATTTTAATCTTCCTTAGGAAATTCCGGACTAAACGGCCAAGATGTGCTTGGATTTGGTCTAGCTTTTAGCTCAACATTTTCTTCAATAACTGTTCCGTCATCTTCAACAAGACTAACTTGAAAAGGCGCTAGTACGTGAACAGCTGAATCTTCTTCTTGCCAATCATGTTCGCCATCAAATAGCCAACCAGCCCCACCTTCGTGGTAAGCTGATTCAATTGCTTCTTTTTCTTCTTCAGGAATATCATCGCTGTATTCAAACCAGCAGGCACAACTATCGTCTAATTCGGATCCCCAACCTGCGTTAGGATCACAATAGGCAAGATTACTGTCTTGATATGGTAAGTTACAATCCATATCTGCTTCAATAAATCCTTGACCCCAACGATACGTTTCATCTATGTTAAACCAGCTGATAGAACCGTCCGCATTTTCACGGAACATTTCTACGTGGTATACAACACTTTTCTTTTCAAGAGGTTTAATTAGGTATACTGACATGATTATTTTCTATCGCCGAATAACTGCAACAAGTTGATAAACAAGTTAATAAAGTCCATATAAAGAGTCAATGCACCACTAACTTCCGCCGCAGGACTTGTGTCTACACTAAGTTCTTCACGAATCTTTTGGGTGTCGTATGCTGTTAATCCTAAGAAGATAATGATTGCCAGGGCACTAATGACCATTGCCATTACACTAGAACCAATAAAAATATTTACAATGCTAGCGATAACAATAGCAATTAATCCAACAAACATAAACTTACCCATGCTGTCTAGACTACGTTTGGTAAAGTATCCATAAAAACTCATAACACCAAACAGTACAGCCGCGCCCATGAATGCACTCACAATTGACCCCATGGTGAACACAGCAAAGATTGTGGCAAAGCTCAAGCCCATAAGTGCCGCAAATCCGTGCAAACATAACTGTGCTACACCTTTACTAGGATTGTTAGCCAATACTGCAGAAATACCAAATATTGCTAATAGCGGTGAAAAGATTACAATCCATTTTGTTACGCCTGTAAAAAAGAACTGCAATAATTCTGGAGTAGTTCCAACCCAGTAACTAACTAGCATCGATACTATTACTGCTAGACTCATATGTCCGTAGACCCGACCCATTGCTGAATTAATTTCTTCTGCTGAGCGATAATTTAAAATACCGCCATCTGTATAGTTTGCACCAAACATAATTTTCTCCTTAAACGTCTAAGTCCATTTCGCCGGCTTCTTTAACCAACGACAATACTTCATCTAATGTGTTGCATAGAATCTTGGCATTGACATAATCGCCTTTCTTGTTGCGACCGCCTGCTTCTACCATAAAGCCGTTATCATAACGATTAATGGTATATGATTCGCTGATCTTTATTAGTTTATCGCCGAACGATTTCACTGTTTTTACTGTTGCCATTTTAAATTTCCTTTATAAAATATTTTGAAGCTGGATAATTTTCCTGTAGCCATTCCAGCAGGCCTTCTTCCACGGGTAATCGGATATTTTCAAATTTATTTGTAATATATTTCATCGCGGTGCAAACTCCTGTTGTAGTTTGATGTTGTCAAAAAACTCTTTCTTAGTATTACCGTCTGTATTAAACGCACCTTTTAATACTGTAGTCTGCGTAAGACTAGAGTGTGCCATAATGCCACGATTTTCACAACATCCATGAGTTGCTTGAATATAAACAGCAACATTCTCGCTATCAGTTGCCTTCATTATTTCTCTAGCAATGTCGTTGCAGAGTTCTTCTTGTAGTGTTCCTCGACGAGCACACCATTGTGCGATACGAGTATATTTAGAAAGACCAATGAGTTTATTAGCGGCAATGATACCGATGTAGGCAACCCCAGATACAGGCTGGTGATGATGAGAGCACATGGACCGTAGCTCACTGCGAACAACCAACATACCTTCGTACCTATCTTCACTATCATTTGGGAATGCCGTTGCGTCTGGTGCTGGTTCATATCTTCCTGCCATTATTTCGTTAAAATACATTTTAGCTAATCGACGGGCTGTGCCTTTACTGTTTGGATCAGTTTCTCGATCGATTAGCAAACGATCAAGCACTGTCTCAAATGCTTCTGTTGTTTCTTGAATTAGTTTTGCTTTGTCGGCTTCGTTGACGTAATCACTAATGTTATCACCTGCCCAGAAGCGTTTGCCCTCACGTTTCATTTTAAAACGAAGATGGTCTCCGAGATACGCTTCTTGATAGCCACCGTCGCCATACATAGCGTCTAGTGCTGTTTCTTTATTTGTCAATTTTTATTCTCCGATGTTAAGGCAGGGGATTGCCATGTTTTTATTATTATACAATCTATTTAGGTTAATATCAATCTTTTCTAATTAACTTATTATAGTCAATTGCAGATTTAAGGACTGATAAATCTACATCTGACCTACTAGCTTCAAAGTGTAACGCCGCAGTATCTTTTGGAAAACATGCCCCACCAAACCCTCTTTTACCATCCGATCCGGGAACATGAAAGTGACTATTACCTAATCGTTTTTCAGCTTGTAATAGGGTTACTATATTTGAAAAATTAATTCCTGATCCTTGACACATATCGTAAAGTTGATTCATATAAGATACTTTTAATGCTAAGAATGAATTAATTGAGTATTTGGCTAAAGCAGCCTCTGCAATAGAGCAATGTTTGACGTCTTGTATATTTCTTTGACCGCCTCTGATAATTTCTTCGGCAATTTTAGTGTAGTGTTCGTCGCCACCGACAAATCCAAACAATCCATGAATGTAATCTTCATTAGCAGTAGCGGCAACTAGAAACTCTGGAGAATGAACTAGATTAGGATATAGAACATGTAACGATGCATAAACACTAGGAGGTGCAGTAACTTTACTGATAATAACACCAGCCATTCCGGATAAATTGACAAGCACTTCTTTTAAAATACTTGTGTCACATTCACCAGTCGGCAATGTTGGGCTAGGAACACATACAAATACTCCGTTACAGGATTTAAGTTCTTCCCATGTAGATGCAAGACCCTTAGCAGGATCATGTACAATTACAGGTACTCCGTAGGTGTCGTAGGCGTTTTTTACAGCTGAACCTACAAAGCCAGCTCCGATGATTCCGATTTTCATTTGTGTATATTCTCCAATAATTTATCTGACGAAAAGAAATATTTAGACAAATCTGCTGTCTGTTTCTTTAATTGTGGTAATCGTTTTTCATAATGTGTCATAGTTGTTAAAATATTGTGACACAGTTGTAGTCTAAATGATTCGTATTGAGCAAATGACTCAGTCCATTCGCTTGGATACTTAAAACCTTCATAGTACATTTCTGTATAACTTAGGCGATCCGGGACCATCGGAATTGCGTCAAGTAAGGCTCCTTCGTAGCAACCAATACCTAATGTTTCTTGCAGGCTAGCACTGAAGACAATTTTAGCCTCGCCTAACAAATTATGATATTCATTCTTTGTTAGTTGTTGATCCTGACATACAACAAATTCGTATTGCGGTAAGTGTGTAGCTAAGTCTCGAAAGATTTCAACTTGCTTTTCTGGAGCAATGCGATGAGGGAATACAATAAGATCACGCTTGGGCATATTTTTATATGCTGTTAGTGTTGAATCCATATACTCCATAGGCCAACCCGTACGAACAATCTTTGGTTCTTCACCGTTTAGTATTTCTTCTAAATGTTCGCTATACCAAGGATTCTCTGTAGGATAATCATTTAGTAAATTTGTATAGAACATTTTGATATGAAAATCTGTAGCAAAGTAGTTATGATCAAATGCGTGAAAGAAACTTTTCTCCGCATTACGTACCCAAGGCTTGTTGCCAACAAGACGACCTAAGAAATCTTGAGGATCGTAACTGCCAGCATGCCATAATCCATGTGTGACTATTGGAATATTCAATAACTCACTCATATATTTTAAGTTTATAATGCCAGGATGCCAAGCATCAGTAAACAAAAAATGATCGCCAGGCTTAACTGCTCCGGAGCAAAATAAACGACCCATCTGCTCAACTTGACTAGCCTTGTATATATTAGTGCCGCCAAAGTTGAGAAATGCTCCAGGAGTGGTAGCACTAGGAATGTCCGTAGGACCTGATATAATGTTGACATTGTGTCCTTTCTTCCGTAAGATTGCAGGTACATGGGACTGCCATTGTCCCGTGTATCTGGTTGATACCGCTTCTAAATCAATTAGAAAAACGTTTGCCACGATATTCCTTATTAGGATTAGCTTCTCTGCGGGCCTTGCGTTCTTTCCATTCCTGCTCACGCTGGAAGTTTCTATAATCAAAGGATCTATAAAGATCTTTTGGATCGTAGTTAAGAAGATTAAATCTGCAATGATCCAACCAAGCATCAAGGTCGTCAAACACTTTAGCAGTTTCGGACTTCATACGAAGGGTTTTTTGAACATAGGCAGGAATATTTGCCATTTTACTTCCTTATTAATATTTGATAAAAGAACCATTTTCTCCGTCTTCGGAGACCTCAATCCATATCTCGCGACTTGGATACTTCAGTGCAATAATGTTATACAGATCCTCTGACATCATTTCGCAACTCTTGTAGTCAAGGCTCAAAACGGAACCTTGACCATTATACAGCGACTCGAGCCATCGTTTGAATTGGATGAACTCGATGTCCCTATCATTGTGGAGCACACTGATCCACACTCTGAAATGAAAGATGTGGCGGTGAGGATTAGCAAGGAACGATACATCATATTCATCTCCTGTGGCTAAGTTAGGATCTGTTGCGGCTGCTGGGTAGCAGTGGATACCTTCCTTGCGTAAGGTAACCCAGATCATTTTGTTCGGTCTTTGATCTTGTCTAATAATCATTTTAACAACCCTTCACACAGTTTTTTAATCTCGTCGTCGGTCATAAAAAAATTGTATGTTGAACTATGTATAATGCCACCATCAGTATCTTTGCATTCTTGTATAAATTCAAGACTGTTAAGGTCTGAAGGATTAAGACATTTCCAGCTTTTAACACGAAGTCTAAAGCCAACGGCTTCTTTTACAGTAAACTCTTTCATAAAATCTCGTCATTTTTATATTGGTCCCAACTTGTAAATTTACTACGATCTTTTAAATCGTGCAGGCTGTGGGACCATACGCCTGGATTAGTAGCATTAAAATCTTTATCGTCGATTTTAAGCATCGTGTTATAATTCCATAATTTAATATATGGAATCGGAACTCTTATCTGCGGAATAAAGTTATCGTAATCATTCAATCCACCGTCATTGAACTCTTCTACAGAACTTAACGGAATATCTAATGAACACAAGTATCCTCTTTCAAGAAAATACTCAATCATAGTTTCCCAACGTTGCCAATTTAATCTGTCTGTAGGATTGAAACTGTGATTAGCACCAAAGAAAATATGCTTGATATGTTTGGATACATCTTCGTAACTGGCAAAATCATCTAACCAATCTTGTATTTCTTGAGTAGACTGTACACCTGTGACAAACAGAGTTGGCATTCCGTATGCAGGTGTATGCTCGATTTCTGTACCAGTAAAGAAGACTACTTCTTGAGATTCGCCTGTGCTGTAATTACGTATCATTGTTGTTTCTGCTTTTTTTCTAATTCTTTCCAATACTCTTCTTCTTCAGGAGTAGTAGGAATATCTTTAGGATCTGGCGTATTCATATGTTATTAGTATACAATAAATTCTAACAACTGTCAAGATATTGATTCTTCCAAAGCACGTAACTCGTCGTCATCCGGATTTCCTAAATCAACTTCGTCTGCGTTCGTTACTTCTTCAAATGCAAACAAACTACCAAATGTATTTTGAGCAGGACCGCCTTGCAATCGAGCACCTTCTAATGATTTTAAAAACGGGATAGCTTTATCGATCATTTCAAATGCTTCAGTTTTGTTTTTGGTATTAAACAAATCTTCAACTAGTGTAGAAAAATACAGGATGTTACGTGGAACCCAATCTGAATATTCATCACTCATATCTCCTGATTTAACTTTCTTCCAATGACTCCAATGAAGTTTATCTTTGGTTTTAGCAATTTCGATGTCCATTAATTGTTGAGAACGTTGTACGGCAACAATGTGACAGTATACATTATGCCCCATCATTAACGCATAGGCAAAACTATCCCAACTTGTTTTGCCTTCTTTGTTAATTTTGTTTAACATGCCCGGTGCATAGTGACAAATATCTCCAATAGTTAACCTACGGCCAATTTCACTTTCGAATGGGAAAGGTATGTTGCTTCCTGACAAGGCTTTATTATCTGGGGCTTTGTCCATAATAACACTCCACCGCTTGGGTGTGTGGACTGCGTTGGTGTAGACAAGTCCGTGTGCTGTTGCAATAAACGGTGAGGCGCAGTCAAAAGATATGGTAATTTCTTCATTGATATGTTTCCTGATTTGTCGTTGAATAAGGGTCAAATAACATGACCAGTCTAACTGAGCTGTACCCAAGAAGTGGATCCAGTTTTTGCCTTTGAGCAAATCGTCTTCTCTAAGTGTCATTAGACGCTTAAGAGTAATATCCATTTTACACATATTGGCACCACCAAAAGCCCAACCTTCTGCTTCCTTGCCTGCGTATGGGCCAATTGGGTCGCTAAATTCTTTTACACCTTGGTACCACTGTTCGGCAGTATCCCAATCGCCACCTTGTAAAACATTAAGCCATTTAGTCTGACCTAATCGATTATCTAAGAAGTACTTGTTGTTAAAGCGAGTTTTATCTAAACAATCTTCAAATGTTTTTAATCCTGTCTTTGGACTGTGAATATGATCGCAAGCCCACGTAGGAACGTCTAGCATCATTGACCAATCAGCAGTTAATTCAAGCCATTCTAAAATATTTTGACGAGTTTTATTAGCACTCTTACCTTCAAAATCTAACCAATCAAATTTAAGAACACCTTTACCAATTTGATATCCGCCGGAGTCACCTAAGATCATTGTGTTATTTCTGTCACGCTGTTGAATCATTGACTCTTGTGTCATTGATTTATTCAAGTCTAGTTGTGCATGACCCGCAGAGTACAGACCATATTTGTAGGTAAAATATCCTTGTTCAGGATTTAAAAAGTTCATACCTTCGATACCTCGATCAAAATCTGCCGGAATACGATCCTTTGGTACAAATTCTTCTAATCTCTGTTTAGCAACATAGGTGCTATAGAAACTACTAATAGCTGGCAAATAGACAGCATAGTCTTTCTGTAAGGGCGTTAAATTAACTGGTGGATTCATATTCTTCTTTGCTTAATATTTGTGTTATTTCTAATTGTTCGGCGGCACGTTTCATATTTTCATATGCAATCTTAACAGCAGGGTGTTCATTACTTAATTTTTTAAGTTCATTTTCTTCGTTCATTTTACCTAATGCCCAATTTATTGCAGATTCGGCGCTTGATGTTAATCCTACACTTGCATATGAACCTTGTATCTTATGCCAAATTGAGCCGTCGTAAACTTCAAATTCGTTATTACAATATCTTACCTGACCGGACATAGGTTGTCCAGTTTGATAAAATGTCGAAGCAGGAGAGCCATTGCTAACCTGTGTAAACATTCCCTGTTGTGTAAGGCTTTTTATCATGCGTTAGCTGGAATAATATACTTGTAAGTAGCAATACCGCTATCTAGTGTAATTTGCATAGCACCTTCATTACTAAAACTGATTTTAGCATTGTTAGCATCTGCAATTTTTAAAATACCTAATACACTGGCTACTGGCCATGTCCATGCTTTATTTAGGCTACCTACTACATTGGTTGCAAAAATAAATTCGCCACCGTGTGTTGCCTGATCGCCAAAAATAAATTTTAGATTTGCACCATCTGTTTTAGCCAAGAAAGTTGTGTGCTCGTTATTGGCACCTGCTTGGAAGTTAAACCGTTGAATAGACTGTACAGTAGGACTAACTTCAACATCCCATTTAACTCCGCGGAACTTAACAGTTTTAAGTTTTTCGTTAATAATTTCGGTATTCATAAACCGATAGTCATTCTTAAAATCTTTGCCTGCATTTTCAAAGTGAAGTCCAACTGGAAGTTCTTCGTCATTTCTTATTGCTTTTACAACTTCAATTGAAGCACCTTCTTTATATTCCGGGCAATCTAAAAGGTATTTAAGTTTGTTAAGTTGTGGCATACCAAACACTCCTATCATGTCTGGATGTGGATCGGCAGTTTCTGCTTGCATAATAACTGATCTATCGTCAGCCATTGAATCGATCGAGGTTTTAGAATCATCACCCGAGATCTTAACAATATTTAAAAAGCCAAGATTGTGTGTATGTCCTACGATATCTTTTAATAAGTCTTGCATGGTTATATCCTTTGTTTAATTATATTTAGGTTTTTGGTTAATGTCAAATAAAATTTATTCAAAACTGAATAAATTTCCAAATGTGTTATTTTGAGTAGTTGAATCTAAATCCCATTCTAGTACTCCGATAAGGTTTTCGATTTTATTGTTAATAATAGTAGATTCCATCTCGGCATGATCAAACGGTAGTTCTTGAAACCATTTAGGTAATCGAAGTTCGTCTACAGGATATGCTACGCTAGTATAGCCTAACGGATTATCTTTTACCTTACAAACAATAACTTTCATACCGTCAACAATCTGCTGACTATATTTGTCACCGTTCATACGCTTTAATGTATTCCAGTTAATACTTGCACGTACATGGCCTGGCATATTGGCCTTACCTGCTTTCTTTTCCTTCTCTTGATATTCCGCAATGTTGTTAGCACGTTTTGGACTACCTTTCTCCCAACCCGGTCTATTCTTAAATTCAGTTCTAAATTCACTGATTATATCAAGAATTTCAGTTTCTTCTGAACCATTTAGTACACGAGTTAGTACTTCTTCTAAGAACTTTTGCATAAATTCTGGAGTATCACTACGTTTCAAATCTAGGCCCATAGCTTTGATCTTACCCGGCTTACCGTCTATATCACTACGCTTGCCTTCTTTGTCATAATACAATACAGCATAACGCTTCTTAGTAATGAATAATCCTTTAATGGCAACAAGTTCACGTCCGGCCTTAATAACTTCTCCACGTGATTTTGGGCAATGAAAATCATCAAGCATAAACTGTGGGAATGTACTGTTAACTTCTTCAGCGATAGTATCGTACAGTTGGACCACTGACTCTTTAGTCCAGGAAATTTCTTTTTTATCGATTTCTTTCCGCAGTGTTGTGTATGCTGAGAAATATGCAGAGTCAGTGTCTCCGTATATAATACTTTTACCTAGGTGATTATATTCACCGGTAATCACTTCATTTATTTTCCCGGCCATATGCCTAGCAATGCTTCTTCCGGTAAGAGTTGTGGATTGCCCAATACGATTATCAAAGAACCTGCAACCAGCGTTAAGAATAGCACCGTATAGGCTGTTAAGATTAATCTTCTTAACCAATTGTCGTTTATCCCAATATTCTTCTTCAATTTTATTCTCCGCTTTAATTGCTTCTTTAAGTTTAGTCTGCATCTCTTTACGTTCAGCATACCACCGTTTTAATAATCCAGGAATAACACCTTCAAACTCATGTGTAAAAATAGTTCCATTTGCTGAAAGCATCCAAGGCTGATTACTTTCAAAAATCATTTCATATATTTGGGCACCACTAAAAATAGTAGTTTCTCCATTTTCCCAATCTACAGTAATATCGTTGGCTATATCTTTGCTCATGACAAATTCATATTCATTACTGCCGAACTTACCTTCCCATGCCGCCGCAAAGCTAGAACCTTTGGCAATTTTGGTTTCAATTTCAGATTTAGTATAATCTTGTCTTAACTGTCCAATAATAGTTTCTGGACCCATATTAAGCGCACGAATCACAGACGGATACAGTGAGTTAATATCCATTGACCCTATGTAATCATGTAGTCCTTTCTTGGGATAAGCAACATAGGCACCTGCTGCCTGTGTATCTGTAATGTCATCTCTGTTGATTCGACTTGGAACAATTAATCCTCTATGGTGTGCTTCGTTAATAATTGCCTGTTCGGTCACAGCAACAGCACCCATTGTAGTTTGTATTAATACTGTATTTTCGTGTGCCACTGTTGAGGCTAGGTCGATGAATTTTAGTTTCTTATCTAATTTGTCTAACAACGCACAGTCTTGTCTGTTGTATTCAATAAACTTACGGAAGTCATTGTTATATAACTGATCCAATGTACCTTCATATACTGTTTTAGTTTCGCCTAACTCGTATTCAGCAATGGCATCTAGTCGATAGCTATGGCGTTCTTCGTATGTATATTTGCGATATAATTCTAAACTATCAACGTGTACACGGCCAATTAAATCATATGTCTCGGCCTGCTTTCCAAATTTCTCGTATTCACGCTTCTTAGGGAATTTGTCCCACAGACAAAATCTGCGTGTATCCTCTTTGCTTAACACTTTAATAACACGATTAACAGTGTACGGAATATCAAAACCTTCACTATTCCATCCGCTTAATACATCTACATCTTCTAACAAGTTTAAGAATGTATCTAACATTTCTGCTTCGCTAATAAACAGGTGTGTGTTGGGAAACTCTTTAACCTGCTCTTTAGCTTCTTCCATGGTTAATGTTTTGGGAGGAATAGCCAAACAGATCATTGTATCTAACCATTGCAAGTGAACAGCAATAGCAGTAATCTTCATAAAAGGATCATCCGGGCTAGCGTATCCTCTTTCAGGATCGAAATCTACCTCAATATCAAAAAATGCTACATTTAATTTAGGCGCATCTTTATTTAGGTAGTTTTCTTCAAGGCAGCGGAACACGGGCTTAATGTCACTTTCGTACAACTTCTGCCCATTATGTATTCTTAATTCTTTTTGGAATTCTTTATAATTTTTACACGAGACCTTGTTTAACGGTTCGTTAAAAATTGAACGATACTTGCCCTTGCTGTCGGGATAGTAAAACATATACCTGGCCGGGAAAGTTTGAAATAACCTACCTTTTTTAGGATCTCGTTCTACAACATGAACAGCGTCAGTGTCGCGATCCCACATGGCATCTACATAACTCATATTTTCTCCTATGTGATTTCTGGCTCACAAATACCTAACTTGCGGATTATGGCCCGCCGACCTTTCTCAAATAATATTTAACATTCTTAGTAACCCTATTGTATCAATAGTGGTCAACAAAATATAGTTAGCCAACATGCCGAAACTCTTTCTAGTCCAAGCGGCCCACGCATACAACGCACAACCAGCAATCCAAATAGGATACATGGCAAGAAGAGGAGGAGTTGGGACGGTAAGTGCCATGGTAATTGAACAGCCAACACTAATAGCCCAGGCAATTAACTCAACGCAAAAACGTAGAGGATGACTGCGCCAATCGTCTCTAATCCATTGTATAGTTGGACCAAATACTACACCTATCATGGAGTGTCTTGGCGTCGATTAGCGTGACCACTAATATCGACAATAGTTTCAAGATCGTCAAACTCACGGAACACTTGGTCCCATTGATCTTTTTGTGCAATGCGGATTGCTTTTTTAATAACGCTCGGCTTAACTTCTAATTCTTCTGCAACAGCTTTGATGGTATCGTTCAATCCTTCGGATAGGTCTTGAATTTCTTGCATCACAGTAACGCCTTCTGATATGATTTGTTTAATCTTTGCTTGTTCGGGTGCGCCAAATGCTTTACTCATAAAAAACTCCTTATAGATATAGTATACATACCTATAAGGAGAATGTCAAGTCTTTTTTTAAATTATTAGTTTTTATGTATCGTCTTTATCTACTGCTTTGGTTGTTAACATAAATTTCTTACCAGCATTGAAAGGTTTTGTCATCATAGTCAATGCGGCTTTGTTTGCTGCCGACTTATCACGATATTGAAATGGTTCACCATCTCTGTCTTTAATGATCTTGCCATTTGCTCGAATATACCAAGTGTTTGTATCAACGGGATCGGGAACATGGTATTCATCATGCCCGCCACCTAATCGATTACCGTCGCTGTCATAATTGTTGCCACCTAGACTTGGTGCGTTAGGGCTTGCAAATCCTTGTGTATAACCCCTATTACGACCGTAACCAGCTTCTGCCACACCTTGCTCTTTTTCGCTTTGCAAGTAATCCCAAACTGTAACTAAGTAGTCTTCGGCTAGGCTTAGTTTCTCCTGGCACCATTCTGGGAGATTGTCGCCTTGGTTAATTGTTTTGGCTAATCCTATAATAGCCCTGTGCATAGTTTTTAAACTGTTACGAGCCATCCCTGCTTCGTCGTCGTACTCCGGATTAGATCCCCTTGCCATTTTATTTTCTGATAATGTGTCTTCTATGACAGCCATTTTTAACATTAAATCTAATTTGTGGGCGTATTGGGCGCCTTCCATCATGGCAAATTCTGACTTCTTATGCTTTGTATCTCCGTGTTTAATTGCACGTTTTTTATCTTTGTGTGTGCCCGAACCTTTAGCAACAGACTGGGCCGCATGAGCAACTGGATTTCTTTTCTTAACTGGTTTTCTTGGTGCAGCCACGTGTTTAATTTCTCTGTAGCCTCTTTTGCCTTCGTTCATGGTGCAGTCCTCTTAATAATGTTTTCTGTTTTCTTTTTAGAACCTTTCTTAAAAGGACTAGGTCTTTTAAATTCTGGCCCACCTAACAAATTACCCCCACCACCAGATGATACGCTTGCAATGCTACTCGAGTTAGTGGTACCTGCTGATACTGATTCTAATAAGTCTTTAATCTTCATTTTTTATTCCAATTACTAACAGGGCTTACAGTATGTGTATCCTCTGGCTCTTTACTCTTGCTACGTTTAGTTAATTCATGACTGTCTGTGGGAATAGTGGCCATTGCCTGTAAAATCATCATATGTTCTAAATCAGAGTACGGAAAAATAACATTGTATTTCTCAACAAAACTACCAGTATCCATATTTACGGCTTTTTTACTAGATCCATCCGCCATGGCAGCGGCCATAAGCAGGCGATTCATATGATATGTACGATCATACCCGCCTATATCTCTAGTGAGCATACTGCCCTGACTAGCTTGATCTAGCTGTGTAGGAACAGGTGCTCTTGATCCTTCTCTAATAAATTCTCTAGCCCGCATGTGTTATTTCCATCTAGTATTATTTATTTTATATTAAGCCTGATATAAAACTCCAACGATTGCCTTTGCTGATACTTTCGCCCTGTACTGGTGGTGCAGGCTCGCTGTTAACAGGTATTTTAGGAGGTGGTATAGATTGTTTAGAGTCCGGGGATATATCAAAGGGCCCACCGGATGCCGCTGTCGCAGCCGCCGATGATGCTGGCGCAGGTGCCGCAGTCGAAGTCGCCGCAGGTGCCGCAGTCGAAGTCGCCGCAGGTGCCGCAGTCGAAGTCGCCGCAGGTGCCGCAGTCGAAGTCGCCGCAGGTGCCGCAGTCGAAGTCGCCGCTGTTGGGGCCACGGCTGATGGTGTGGTTATTTTTACAGTTGAATTTGAGGCAGCCGGCGTCGTCAACTGAACAGGCGGTCCTTTATATCCGCGATACTCCGGACCAAGATCAACAGGCGGTCCTTTATATCCGCGATACCCCGGACCAAGATCAACGGGGTCGTTTGCCTTTACAACGGCAGTTGTTTGAGGTGCCGCTTGCCGTTGCAGTTCAATCTTGGCAGCTTCAGTGTCGTCTTTGTCGCTTGTACCAGTACCCCATGGTTCCCCGTAACGGTTAGTTACTGGCTTGCCAGAACTGTCTCTCCAAACATTGGGTTTTTCTGGTTTGGCAGTTGCAATCACATTAGGAAGTATGGCATCTGAGTCAGACGTATTTCCATTTGCTGGTTCTTTAGCAGCCGCTGCCGGAGGAGAAGATTGTATGTTATCGAGTTTATTTAAGTCAGCTCTAATAGGATTAGCGGGTTCAACAGATTTAACACCTGGGGTGTTTGCCGTTACACTGGCATTTGTTTGAGGTTCCGCGACTGGAACTGGGGCAGTTGAGGTCACAGGTTTTGCTGGAGTGACAGGTTCTGGACCAGGGTCTGTTAAATCATTCATGAACTCTGGGTTGACAATACTGTTCTGATAATTTAGTTTCATTTGTTTAGCATCAGTAGGAGAGTCTGCAGCCATTGCTGCTCTATCATTTATTCTTTTTTGATTGGCATCTTGCGCCATTTGAAAAGCGTTCCCAATCAGGCCAGCATCACCTGGTTGACTCACTGTTTGGTTTGGTTTATTGTCTGCCGAAACACTAATTGGGTTATTGTTATTCCCCGCCAAAGTTTTTAGTCTATCAACACTCAGCTCATTATTTGATGGTACTGTTCCGTTGCCACCTGTGCGGTCACTTGTGCCAGCTAGTGTATTAGGCAGCTCATTTTTCCATTTTTCAATTCTTGCCAGCTGATCTGTTCTAGCATCTATCCTATTCTGAGCATCTTTTTGTTCTGTGCCATAATTTGTGGCCGCTTTATCATTTGCTATTGACCCAACTGATGTGGCCGCAGACACAGCAGGTGTTGTTGAATCTGCAGGCTTAACTACAGCCGCCGGAGATGATACTGCAGGTTCTACTGATGGTTTGTTAACTGACCCAGGCTGATTAAGTTGAGGATCGCCTGTTGTGTTTAGTTTTTGTGCAATACCACTAAGTGTATCACCTTTGGTAACATAATAACTGCCTTGACCGTTTGGAAGTTCAATATGACTCCCGGCACGTAATTTAGTAGGATCGGTAATATTATTCAGTTTTGCTATTTCTTGCCAGCTTACTGGTTTAGGTTCAGCAGTTGTAGCCGCTGCCGGTGTGTTGACAGATTTAACAGGCGCGGCGGCCGCAGGTGCTACCGGTTCTGCCTTAGCAGACGGTGTAGCTGCCGCTTTGTTTTGAGTAGCTGCATTTGCAGAATTTGTCGCAGCCGCCGCAGTATTATCCCCCACTGATTTTGCTGTATCAATAGACCGAGCTGTGGCAGTTTGATCTGCAGGGGGTTGCTGACTGCCTGCTACATTCTGTCCTTTATTTTGTTGTGCTAGTTGTGTTTCGGCATGTTTTGCTACATTAGACGGAACCGGCATATCGCCTCCAGGACGATACCAATTACCGTCACTTCTCTTTTCTACTTTATTACCAACAAATGGAGTATATCCCGGATCACCAAAACCCAATCTAACAGTTTGTTGTGATGATTGTGCATCTGCTGTTTTTGCCGCAGCCGCTTGTGCCTGGTCAGCCCCTGCTCTCTTTTCAGCTTCTGCTGATTTTTCAGCAGGTAATACTCTTCCTAAACCGTCGTACCATTTACCGTCTTGTTTTTTTTCAGCTGTTCCCCACAACATACTACTGTCAAAACCTAGGTCGGCCTTAGTTCCGGGAGCAACTCCTGTATTATTTGCAGGTGTTTTATTGTCGCCATTTTTAGCAATCGCAGGTTCCCCTGTAGTTTTCTTGTCATCAATAGCCGCTGCCGCCGTTCCTAATAATGCTCTCATAGGTAAGGGCAATCCCTTAGTATTTGCGGCCTGTACTAATGAATTTTTTGAAGTAAATGCGTTAGGATTAGTCCGCCAATCTGATCCAAGCGCAGCAGATAAAAATCCGGCGGTAGGACTATAAGGGTGTACCAACCTGTCTGCTTTTTGTTGTGTACTACTACGCGGATCTTTGGCATCCAGGGCCTGTTGCTGTTGTGTAGTATTGTTTGCCATTTTTTCTCCTTGTGCCTTTGGTGGTGTTTCTGCATTAGCAGACTTAGATACTGTGGCCGCCGCTACAGATTTTGTTGCAACAGTTTTGGCAGTGTCTGCCATCCTTGTACTTACATCGGGTACATTAGAACCATTGTCGGGAACAAACCTGTTAATATAGTTTAGTGTTTCCGGGAATGGTGGGATCCCATCTGTCGTAGTTCGTTTGTTAGGATTTTTTCCTGATTTGTTTGTGCCGTTTAAATAATCTGCTACTACACCCGGCCCTGCATTATAGGCAGCAAATGCTTGAGGAACATTACCTCTG